ATAATAGGATCGACGAGGTGTACGGGAATGAAGCAACATTGTATTATCCTGGTTTGTATGCTGGTAGTTGTGATCTTATTGCAAGATTAGATGGTGATTTAGCTATCATAGACTTTAAACAGAGCAATAAACCTAAGCAAAAGGAATGGATTAGGGACTATGAGCTGCAAATGGCGGGCTATGCGATGGCTCATGATGCGGTTTACGGCACAAATATAGATAAATGTGTCAATATGGTATGCACTCCTGACCTATATTATCAAGAATTTACGATTTCAGGTGACGAACTACGCGAAGCGAAGTATGAATGGTTAAGAAGAATTGACCTATTTTACAGTGAAAGGGATTAATTATGTATTTTGTAATAACAGTATACTTGTTAATGGCGGGGACCAATGAAACAGTAATGAGAGAATACACAGCCCAATCTTTTGAGGACACCTGGGCTTGTCATGCTTTTATACACAGAAACAAAATGGAGTTATTGACTCCACATATATTAAAACATGGTGACGATTTAAAAAGCTGGGAACTGTTTTGTGAATCTAGATATTTGAAAGATTTAGACGACGTATGATAAATAATTTGTTTGAAAAATTGTATAAATTCTTGTTTGAATCAGACTGGGATCAAATGCATGTAGATAAAATAATTATAGTGATGTATGCAATACCTTTAGTGTTGCTAATATGTCACATATTTACCAAGGTATAGTGGAGATTTGACCCTATGAGTTACAAACAAAACAAAAATTTCTGAAACAGGCGGTAGATTGGTAGATTTGATGTTAAAGTATTGTTTTTATTCAGCAAACAGGCTACCGCGTAGTCTACCGGCTACCACCCAAGTTGGTAGATTATTCAATTTTTCCCAGTTTTTTCACACTTTGCACGCGCGCATATTTCTTACAATTTTTTTTACACAAGAGGGTCAAAATCCCACTATACTAAGAGGAAGACATGACTAGAAAGAAAACAAAAATAAATGACTCAATGGTGGTACCAGCAAACGGCAGGCCAGAAGAGGTTAAAGTTGGTTATAGAACTATAAAACTAAAATATGTTAGGCCTGATTTTATTATGGATGACATGACAGACAGCTACGGTGAGTATCGGGCCAGAGAAGGTGTTATTTATATCCAGGATTCTTTAGTAGGGCAAGAACGTTGCAATACTACATGGCATGAAATTTTACATGCGGTAGTTTATATCTTTTCTCTTAACCAAGCAAACGGCCCACTTAAAGAGGAAGATGCAGAAGAATTAACTGTAAATACAATATCTAATGCCATGATGGGTGTATACAGGGACAACCCCTGGTTGTTAGATATGCTTAAGAAACATTTGAATGAAATCGATAACTGAAGATATTCTTGAATGGTCTAAGAAGTTTTTAGAACCAAAGAACGAATATTTAGGAGATGTCCCGGCATGTCCTTACGCACGTACGGCCAGGCTCAAGAAAACTTACAGAATATTAGAATGTAAAAACTTTAATGCTTTCCAAGATGCTATAATAGAAGGCGCAAAACTAGCAAAAGATCCTGATATACAGATAGTCATAGTTGGTTGTGATGATATTAAATATGAACCAGAAGAATTAGATTCAGTCATAGATATATTAAATCGTGTGTTAGTTCCACAAGACATATACCTGATGGGTTCACACCCTTGGGATGAAGAAGAGGATGAACCTGTAGAGTTTTTAGAAACAGGAGAATGGGAGCCAGAAAATGAGTTTATGATGGTACTTATACAAAAATATGATGAACTAGAAAAAGCTAGTGACAATTTACGCAAAACTGGATATTATCAGCACTGGCCCAAGGACTATTACGAGGGTACAGTAAATAAACGAAAATCTTATAGGAGATATCGACATGAAACCAGTTGATAAAAAGAAAAACCCCGGCTTAGCAAGCCTGCCAACAGAAGTTCGTAATAAAATGGGCTTCATGAAAAGAGGTGGAGCTGTTAAGAAAAAAATTAAAAAGAAAAAACGTGCTGGCAAAATGGGTGGCGGCATGATGAAAAAAAGAATGTCTCGTGGCGGACGCACAAATAAAATGGGTGGCGGCATGATGAAAAAAAGAATGAAACGTGGAGGTAAAGCATAATGGCTAAAGACACCCACGTAACCAAAGACGGCAGAACTGCTAAAAAAGGTTTATGGTATAATATAAACCAAAAGAAAAAACGCGGTGAAAAAATGCGTAAGAAAGGTGCTAAAGGCGCACCAACTGCAAAAGCTATTAGGAAAAGCCAGAAGACTAGCAAGAAAACCTAATGGCTACAACTAGGGGGCAAATACCGAAGACCACTACTGGTAAAGGTGCGAACTATCGCAAGACTAAATCAGGTGCTGGTATGACAGCTAAAGGTGTAAAAGCCTATAGACGTGCTAATCCTGGTAGTAAATTAAAAACAGCAGTCACTGGTAAAGTTAAACCTGGCAGCAAAGCTGCAAAGAGACGTAAGTCTTACTGCGCACGATCAGCAGGTCAGTTAAAAAGATCATCAACAAAAACACAGAACGATCCTAACTCTAGAATTAGGCAGGCACGTAGAAAATGGAAATGTTAAATGAAAAGATTAGACGTAGATGAAAACACCGCAATCTCAATGCCGGCACGTAACTTACTTTTTATTATTAGCAGTCTTCTTGTGGGTGCTTGGTTCGGGTTTGGAGTCATTGAGCGACTTAATAATATAGAAACAAAACTACAGCTTATGGAGAAAGATCTGGAAGCTGCTAATACTTTTATTGACGGAGTTCCCAAAGGCGACATGGTCAGTCCACAAGTCCAAGAGCTCTACATGTTGGTGGAATACCTTGCCGAGAGTACAGAAAAACTTAAAGAACAAATGGAAGCGGAAGTTCCATTAATATTAAAGAATGAAATGATTATACAATTTCATGAAGATCGTATTATAGATTTAGAGGAACGAAAGAATGGGAATCATTGAAACAGTTATCATACTTAGTTTGTACGTCTATGACGGGGGCAATAAAAATATTGAAGGTTGGTATCACCAGGATAATTTAAGTACGTGCCTCACAGCCAAGCGTACGGCGGAGAGAAACTCAGGTAATCAGGTGCAGTACACATGCAGCCTAGAAAAATGCATGATGACAACAGATCAAACTGGTGTAAAACATTGCGATAAAATAATAAAGTAGTATATTAAGATATATGAATTTAGTAGGTTTCGGACTTACTGTACACGATAGTTCAGTAGCCGCATATAAAAACGGAAAGTTTTTATACAGAAAAGCAGAAAGACAATTTAAAACAAAACATGCTTATGGTGACATACATTGGGCCAAAACTGTTTTGGATGAGTGGGGTATAGATAATTTTGAGTTAGCTGCTTCTACTTGGTTGTCTGGAAATAATTCACAAGATTTTATTAGAACTATTGATGATGTAGTTTATATAGATCATCACTACAGCCACCAACTTTCTTCCAGTGTTAGAAGTAATAATAATTTGGTACTAGACCTTTTTGCTAAAGGCCCTGCAGACGTTCCTGGTGGTTTATCTCCTTACACAGGATTAATTAATAAAAAAAGAATAAACGAAATAAGCCCTTCTATTCTTCTTTCTGCAATGGTGCGTTCAAATTTTTTTAATCATCAACAAGAACTAAGAAACTATTCAGAGTATAGCCAAGGCTTGTTTCAAGATGTAATGGATGCCTATGTTGAAAACAAAGATGTAACAAAAGTTTCTAGCTGGAAAGCTTTCCTTAGTTTAATTGATATACCTGGAAAAATTATGGGACTACAAGCTTATGGTAAAACAGATATAAACAAAGTTAATGAATGGAGACAAAGACAACGGTTTAGAAACATGACAATTTTTTCTGAGTTAAACCATTTACCAAAAGATCAACTAACAGTTGATATGATTAACACTGTTCATAAATTATCAGAAGAGTTGGTATTAGACAAAGCCATAGAACTATCTGGACATTTTCATTACTCAGGAGGGTTGGCACAAAACGTTGTTTGGAATAGAGCAATGTTAGACAGGGGTTTGCAGCCACATATAGATCCATGGGCTTATGATGGTGGTTGCAGCATAGGTGCTTTGCATTATTTGTTGGATAAACACGACATTGAGAGGCCAAATCATTGGGAACAGGACGACGAAGCACCACTTGGAGAGCCTGACGGGCCCTTATTTAAGAGAGTTGCACAACTTTTAGCACAAAATAAAGTTGTTGGTTGGTATCAAGGCAACGGAGAGATAGGACCAAGAGCACTTGGTAACAGAAGTGTTTTATTTAATCCTATGTATACAGAAAATAAAGACAGAGTTAATAAAATAAAAAACAGAGAATGGTGGAGGCCTTTTGGAGCCAGTGTTAAAGAAGACGAGGCGGAAAGGTTCTTTGATTTACCTGTTAGTAGGCATATGCTTTTTAATTCCAACGTAAAGTATTCAGGCATACCAGCTGTTACACATGTTGATGGAACATGCAGACACCAAACAGTTCCAGAAACTAACCACACCTATTATTGGATGTTAGATGCTTTTGAACAAGAGACTGGATTATCAGTTTTAGGAAACACTTCGTTAAACAAAAAAGGCAAGCCTATTTGTAGCACTGTTGAAGAAGCATTAGATATATTTAAGACATCGGAGCTAGATGCTATTTGTGTAGGTGGAGAACTTTATCAAAAATGATTACTTGCATTGTTAATCCTTCTAGATGTGGGTCTACTTTATTACTTCATATACTCGATAAATATTTTCGTCTTAAAAACACACCAAATTATTTTATGGAGTATGAAATTATTGATGATCTTGTAGGTAAAGAAGCAATACAAAAACATAAAGACAATAATTTTTTATTTAAATATCAATATTTGTTTACACACAAGCCATTGTTTGGAGCAGATAGATATATTGTGATTGATCGCAAAGATAAAGACGCATGGACCTATTCTTCTTTTCATGCCTGGATAAACAGCCATGCCCATGGCAAATTAGACCCAAATAAAAAATATATGACTGATGAAAAAGCCTTACAGACACACAAAGAAAATTTAATGAACTGTTTACCTTCTTGGGAAAAAGAAAAAGCCAGGTTAATTAGCCAAGGTGCAGTTAGTTTGTGGTATGAAGACATTAAAGATTTATCAGCAAAAGAAATACTTATTTTGTGTGGATATGAGGATGCAATAGAATTTGATAAAGATGATTTATATTTTAGGGGTATAAAACTAGAGAAAGTTTGGTCTTGATAACTTAAGATAACTATACTATATATTATTGTAAATGGGCGTACCTAAAAAACTCACAGAAATGCAAATGAAGTTTGCGCAGTTGTTGGTAAACAACGAAGGACGCATGACTCAAACAGAATGTGCTAAAGAAGCAGGTTATGCTGAAGGTACTGAAGCAGTCAAAGGATCCGAGCTTACTAATCCTAATAAATATCCTTTAGTTGCTAAATACATTGGGGAGCTACGAGAAGAGAACCAGAAAAAATATTCAGTTACTTTTGAGAAACATATTACAGAACTAGCTAAGATAAGAGAAGCAGCGTTGCATAAAGGTGCTTTTAGTGCAGCAGCCAATGCAGAAGTTGCTAGAGGTAAAGCTGCAGGACTGTATATAGAACAAAAAATTATACGTACAGGTAAGCTAGAAGATATGTCTATTGAAGAATTAGAAAGTAAAATGAAAAAGATTTATGAAGAGAATAAAGTTTTAGTTGAAGGTGAGTACACTGTTTTAAATAAAGATGATGACCTAGAGTACAACGGAGTCAAGATTAAGGATGTGTTAGATGAAGAAGAGTAAACTTTACTCAGACCATACACCAGGACCAAAGAAAAGAACTTCTATTGGGAACAGTGTTAGATCAAGACCTAAAAACAAACATAAGAAACGTAATTATAAAAAATATAGAGGACAAGGAAAGAGGAGATAATGCATACATTATATAAAAACCCAGAAAATAATACACCCACTTTTATTATACATGATATTTTACCACCAGAAGTTTGTAATAAGCTCATAGAAGCGTACAAAGATAAAACTGGTGAAGGTAGTCACTATAATAAGACAGGAGAATTAGATATTCAAAAAGAAGTAAGAGATTCAGGTGTTGTTTTTATTAATGAGCCCCATGTAATGGAAAAACTACAAACATCTATTAAGATTTCTAATCATGTTTCCGGATGGAATCTTGATATTACCGCAACTGAAGATATTCAGTTTACTAAATATGGCCCAGAACAACACTATAACTGGCATGAAGATGGTACGTCTTGTTCCTTTTCAAAACGAAGATATGTTTTTGAAAAACCTAATGGTCTTAATGAGACTAACTTTCCTCATTTAATTGATACATGTAGAAAAATATCAGGTTCTGTAATTTTAAATGATGACTTCTCTGGAGGAGAGTTTGAAGTGGCTTGGCTTGCTTCAAACACCGGAGAGTTAGAATTAAAAAAGAGTTTTATTAAACCAAAAATGGGAGACATTATTATTTTTCCAAGCTACCTACCACATAGAGTACGCCCGGTAAAAGTAGGCACAAGATATAGTTTAGTTATATGGGCAGGAGGCCCATCAATGAAATGAGTAGTCCGCATTGGTATAATACAAAGAAGCTAATACAAGTCTTAACTAGATTTACTGAGTCTGAAGAAGGCGGTGATGCAAAAGTTCAAATGTTATTACCTGATGGTAGAAACCCCTTACAAAAAGAATTTAACATTAAAGAAATCAAGTTAGTCGAGAACAAAATTATAGGTTGTAAAGAGAAATATAGGCTCATGATCTTAGTGGAATAGTTATTGTGAAAAATGAGTCAAAACTTTGGCAAAAACTAAAAAAATCTACACCAAATATTACATGGACACGCGTTGAATCTTGGGCATCTTTTGGCTTTCCAGATCTAGTAGGATACACGGAAAACAATGGCTTTTTTACTGTTGAGTTAAAGATAGTAAAAGGTAATAAGATCACCTTCTCACCACACCAAATTGCGTTCCATATTACACACCCAACCAACACCTGGATCTTAGCAGCGACCCTCGCTCCACGCACCAATAAACTTTATGAATACTATCTCGAGCCGGGCTCCGCGATCCGTGAGCTTGCGACCGACGGCTTGCGTGCTTGCGGGCCCACCCGCCCCGCCTGTGAGCTTGAGCGCTTGTTGCTTGCGGCTTGTGCCTGAGCCCTTGTGCGCTTGCGCTCGTAGTTCTCACGCATCTGCTTGCGCCTCAGGTCCGCTTGAATCCTGTTCTTAATTGGGTACGCGCGAGGCGTACCCAGGGGGAAGGTCCGGCCGCGCACTAGCAGCTGGACCCAGACAGGCTAAAGGATAAGAAAAGCCTGAATATCATATGTTAATCACAAAGCCGGTTTCGTCCTTCTTGCCGCGACCCTTAGCCAGAAGCCCAATGATGGTCCCCGGCCCGGCATCCGTAAAGCGCGCGTCGTGTTCGTCGCCATCAATAACAGGATAGCCGCGCCACGTCTCAGGCAGCGCATCACCTGCGAACACAACGGCCGCGCTGGTGTGCTCCAGTACTTCTGGGACCTTGTGATCATTATCTTCTGCACGTGAGAAAGTTAAATGATAGTTGGCCGGCAGCTGGCCCTTAGTAATACGCGTTTCTAATTTTGTATAATCATAGAATTGTATATCTGGGAACAGCTCCATAATATTTTTACCAGTGTCGCGGACTTTATACTTCTCATATGGCAGGTCGCTGGTCCCGTTAAGCCTGACGGCTGCCTTCATGCCGCGGGCCTTAGCCTTACGGCGCAGCGCGCCTATCTCTATAACCAGGTCCCAGAGAAACTGCTGGCGGTCCTCAAAGAACCTATTTGTCTTCTTGAGTCGCGCAGCCTGTACAACGTTCATTGCTCCCCGGCCCGCTGTGTTCAGGCATGCAGCCGCGCAGCCTGCGCTGGCGTTAGGACATACGTTCTTGCCTGATAGTTTATACGGGGACATATAAAGAATGCCTGTGAGCACTCCAACCTTCTCTGATTTGATTGTCTTATAACTGGTGCCTACGCCCAGTAATTTTTGTTTTTTCATAAATTATCCTTTCTATTATTTATATCTTATTATCATATATTATATATTTGTCAAGCCTGAGCCCTTGCGCGCTTGCGCTTTTTTATAGGCTTGCTGCCTGTGCCTTGTGCCTTGCTTGCGCTTCTCAGCTTGCTGGAGCCAGTACGGATTGACAGTGCCGCGAACCCCGGTCCGCGCAGCAGGTGCCGCGGGCTCAGCCCGCAGCATCCTGCTATTATACGTAGATCTATTAGTCAATGATCGAGGCCACTTTATCCGCGGCTGCAAATATTTCTGCATCTTCAGCGTGAACCAGTGGCTGGCCGTGGAAGTCCGGGGTCCAGTTTTTATCAAGCTTAATGCGCGGCGGGAAGACAACGGCCACGTCACCTGCCAGTCTAGGATCAGGCATCTGAGCGCCGTATTTATTCTTAAACAGGTGCCAACGTAAGTGGCTGGCGCGGTGATTAATTTGAGCGTCCGCCTTCAGCAATGCCTCTTCATCGCAGAACAGGTCCACGTTAATGGCCTGGCCATCTGACTGGACCCAGCGGCCCTGAGCTATTTCAATCATTGATGCATTGATCAACGGGTAGATTTTATCAAACGCGGGGCCGCCTGTACCATCGATATGATGGATCTCAGCTGGTGAGTCATCCGCTTTTAATATCATTACACTATAAGTTTTCATAAGTATCCTTTCTGTTTATAATTATCACATTATCATATATTCCTGACATAATGTCAACAAATCTTTTCTGTGGATAAGTCAAAATAAAACTTGACAAATCGCTTGCGAGCTTGAGGGCCCACCCTCCCCAAAAATAAAAAAAATCTTGTGCCCTGAGCCCCCTTCATAGCTGCGCGCGTTTACCTCCAGCCAGGGGGCCTGGGCCCGGCTGCATGCCGAAAAGACTACCGGGCCTGGACACGCGGTCCGGAGACAACAAACAGATTATAACTCAGGCTACCCTTCATAGGGCGTGTCACTTCTAGCAGTTACCCGTGACGTTGGGCGCTTGGCCAAGCATATTTAAGACAGGCCAGTTTTTAATTTGTTGTCACCGCACAGCGATTTATACTTGGGCTTACAGATATAACTACCATGCCAAGTATTAGAAGTATTAATTTACCAATGCAAATCCTTGCGTTGGGATAGCAACTTCAACTTCTTTTGGTTGCTGTTCTCTAGCAGATTGTCTTACTGCTAGTGAATGTCTTAGTCTTTCTTTTGTATCATCTGATACAATAGACAACTCTCTTGATAGATCACTTGTTTCAAACGAAACACAATCCTCAACATCTTGCCAATACTCTTTGACATCAGATAAGAATTTTGCTTGGTCAATGATACTATTCATATCTTTGATTAACTCGTATTTCATTTGCCACAACTCTCGGTGAGCATTGGTCAAACCACTTTGAGCCTTTGCATACATCTTTAGCTGTT